GACGCAACCTTAACCATTATCTTTTCTTCTTTTTCTTTTTTGCTTTTTTAGCTTTCATAGGTTTTGACCTCATCGGTTTCATTCTACTAGAGCCATATCCTACACCTCGTGGCATATTATTTCCCCTTTTTTTGTTTTTTTAAAATTGCCATCTGTAACGCTTTAGGCAACTTTTTCTGTTTTTTGGTTAGACCAACTGTTTTTTTTTTCTTTTTAATCATAACCTAATGCAACACATAATTGTGAGCCGCTACAACTACTGCAACAGCTATTACGATTTGCACCCAAGATTTTAATTCTGTGAATGCGTGCCACCATTTAGTAACTTGTTGTTCAATTTTCTTTTTGACCATAAATTACTCCTTTCCTTTGTCGGTGTTTATTTTCTTGAGTTTTTCAAACGATCTTATACCTGACATACCCAAGAGTGCCATAACTAGAGGCATAAGTGTTCCCATGTCCATCTGAGGTATGTTTTGAACCTCATAATGGAATAAGCCGCAAATAAATAAAATAAATTTTGATAATACATATTCCCAAAATATCGCTAAAGCACAAGACATACCAATCAAAGGCCGCCATGCTCTTTGAAGAAAACCACTAATACCACCAGCTTTGCTTGACGCATCAGCCAAGTTTATAGACATTTGTTTTTCTTTAAGTTTAGACTCTATTTCAGCAAATCTATTTTTTAATTGTAGTTTTTCTTCGTCACTAGTGTGTAAGTCGTCAATAACCCCGGCAACAGCCTTGATAGTACCACCACTCAATAATTTTCCTAAAACCATTGTTATCTCCTATACGTCAGCAGTAATAGATTTTTGCATTTTTTCTATTATACGATTTGCTCTATTAGTGGTCTGATTATACCAACGTGAGTCTTTCATTTCTACCATAGCACCAGCATAATCTTTGTTTTTTAAACATTCTTTGAATTTAACAAATTTTTGTAAACGAGGTAAACCAAGCTGAAATACCATGTGTGCAACACATTCTTTGGCATTATCATCTATACCCATATCTTCAGTAAAGGTTTCCATATCATTCAAAGCAACATTAAAATCTTTCATAAAAAGTTCTACTGCTCGTTCTTTAGTTATTGGTTTCATCAATTCTTCTTTCTCATTATCTCGAATAAGATGGCCAGCACCAATAGTCCAATAACCTAAATGATCTTTATAAGGCTCTAATATTATTCCGCCCTCTTCTTTGATTATATCGTCTCTTAAAGTTTCTATATCCATTATCCCACCATTCTAAGCACCCAAGCAATAAACTGAGTCGCTACCATAAATCCAATAGTCCATAATACATAATTAAGACGCTGTACCGATTTCTGTAAGTGCCAAATATGGTTTGTTTCTAATAACTCAATCTTATTGTAGATATTTACAATATGCTCTTTTGTTGTTTTTGGTGCTATTTTAGTCATACTTTTTTATATCTTATGTGTTCTCTACTTTCAATCCTTTGCACTCAAATTTTATAACTAATTTTTCTTGCTCTATATAATCTTTTTCAAATTCTTCCATTTTTTCTAAACTGCGAAAAGCACTGTAAGCCTCTTTATATCCAGCAACTACACAATCATAATGATTATTAAATTGATAACCTGGTGCATTACTAGATGGACACTCTCCACTAACCATACTGCACATATATAAAATTAGTACATATTTCATTAATATTTATTCCAATAATATTGATAACAATTAGTATATTTTGTTTTATCGCAATCAGCTGGGATTAAAGATATTGAACAACCATTTAAAAAAATTAAGAATATCAAATATCTCATTTCATTTTATTAAGTGGATTTTCTAAAGCAATTCTAATTTGTTTTTGTATTTTTTCTTCCAAATCAGCCATTTCTTGTTTTAATTCACTAATAGTTTCTTTTAAATCCTTTGAGTTCTCTCTGCTGTCTTCTTTTACTCTTTGCTCTACATCTTCTACGATAGTTTCAATTCTTCTAACATCAGCTTTCAGATCGTTTTTAAGTTCTTTTGCAACATCAGCTACAAGAGACACTTCTTCTAATATTATTGATATTTCTGATTTCAACATATCAACTTCTGTATTTACAACCTCTAGTTTTTTATCAAAACCAGATAAATCAGGGCTAACAAAAGAATTAATTTTTGCCTCCATATCAAGATACCTTTGGTACACCTCAAACCCACCCCATAAAACACCAATAAATGAACTTAAAATAGTGATTATGAGAAAAACCCTACCTCCCTTAAATTTAATACCACCTATATCTATTTCTGTTTGTTGTTTAGCCACGACCTTGTCCGTTGTATTTTTTAAAGCTACGCCGCTTTGATTTATTCATTTTTTGTTTACTAGGATTACGGCCAATACTTGTTTTGTGATGTACTGGCTCATGTGCCTCAAAATTTTTAAATTTTTTTGCCATTATTTATACTGACTATCTATTATTTCATTCATTAACCCATCACTCCCAATAAATAAAAAGTATCCAGCCATATCATTATCAGAAATGACGGCATCTGGCAAAGTGAAGTCTGTAAAAAATTCTGCCCTATCATTTAACTGTTGTTGACTCTCAAAAAATGTTTTAGTGTTCCCTAACACTTGCATAACAACTAAAGTTTTTATCTGACTAGACTCATCATATCTTTTTTTATCATCAATCTTTTTCAAAACTTTTTTTGCGGCTTTTTCTTTAGATGAAGTTTTTTTCTGCACTACTTTGGGTTTTTCGTCTTTTTCTGTCTTTTCTTGTTGCGATTCTTGCTTTTCTTCTGACTTTTTTTCAACTTTTAATGTCTCTGATTTGTTGGTTTCCTCGTTTGATTCTTCGGCTGTTTTTTCGATTGATTCCTCTGTCGGTTCTTCGTTGGTGTTTGAGGCATCGTTCTCGACTTGGTTACTTTCTGTTTGGTCTGGTTCTTGTGTTGATTCTGTGGTTGTTTCTGTATTCTCTTCTGCACCCACATCTATATCAATCTCTATTTCAGTTTCTAATTCCATTTCTAACTCCATTTGAACTTCAACCTCAACGTCAATAACATTTACCTCAACATTAGTATCTGACATATCAATACTTGCTACTTGAATTTCTTCTATTTCTATTTCTGCTATTTCAATCTCAACTGATTCGTAAGTTATTTCTTCAATTTCAATAGGCTCAAACTCTAAACCAACATCTGTCTCGATAGGTGTGTTGGCCTCAAATATATCCTCAACAACATCAAGCACCTCTTCGGGTGCATCAGTATTTAGTGCAACAAACATTTCTACGCTTGTAATAGTTTGCTCAACAATCGTGTTTACAACATTATATAAGACATTAACTTTTACATCGTCAAACATCGGGCCAACGGCCATATTTATATCTCTACCACCAACCTCAATTATGACCGATGTAAGGCTACCAGAAAAATTAAAACCACCAGAATATTGACCATATTGGCTGTTTGTGCCACTAGCACTCAAAATATCTGTTCCACTAAATACATCTGTTTTTCCGTTTTTTCCTGTTATGTGCATATAGATTGAATCTTGTGCATCAGGTTTATAAACTTTGATTTCGTAATTAGTTTTGCCTCCATGTGTAAAATTAAGATCAGATATATCAACTGTATTGATAAAAGTAGTACCCATGCCGCTAACACCCATATTTGAGGTTGAGTTTCCACTACCAGTTATCATCGCACATTTATCAGTCCCAAGTTGGCCGCAAGTAGAACCAGATGGCATTGTTGCTGGGCCTTGTCCTCCCCAGTCAATATCCATATCGCCCTCTTTTGAAGAAACTACATAATCATTATCTCCGTCTAAAATATCTCCAGAGTCCTCATTTGTTACTGTGGTTGTTGTAGTTGTAGTGGTTGTTTCAGTTGTTGTTAGTATGCCATCAGCTTGAAACTCAATAGTCTCAACACTAGACTCTTCTATAATCTGCTCAATCGTAGGTGTGCATAGTCCGAGTGTATCGGTATCGCAATCTACAGCTTTGCTATAAGAGGGGTACAAGCATAAAAGTAGCCAAAGTAAAAAACACCCTCCAACCATTCGGTTTACCATCTTTTTCTCTTTCTTCTTTGATTTTAATTTTTTCGACTTCTTCCATGCTAGCAAAAATTAAACTACCTTTTGGAATTTTATCTTTGTTTTGTTCCCAACCCTTTTTAGCGTCCTCTCCAATGCTAGCATTGTAAGGGCAGTATGTTCCCGCATTCCACATAGCATCAAATACTCTTGCATCAGCACACAATGTAGAAATAGCGGCTACTTTCATACCCATAGCATAGAGAGATCGAGAGAGTTTAATACGTTCACAGTTTTCGTCTGTTACAGTAATTCCTGATGCAATACCTAAAATTTGTGTCTGAACACCAACTGATGCCGCTGTCTTACATACATCAGAATTATTTACTACAACCGATGGTGCGTTAGCTGTTGGTGGCGTGTTATTAGTTACAACTGTTGATGAAACTGTGTTTGTTTCTGCCATAGCAGAATCCATCAAACCATTTAAAAACCAGATAAGAATTGCGGCTATTATTGCACCTATAATTAATGGTTTCATCATAGGTCATCTTGCATTTGTTGGTACACCATTAGAATTTACAAATGGTGCTTCTGCGAAAGCCATGTAAATAAATCCTCTACCGTTTGTGCCAACCCAACCTCCAGTACCTTTTACTTTGAAACCATTAGATAAAATATCAATAGAGTTATTTCCTGTGGAATCACTTTCAGCACTATTTGAATTTGCTCTTAATACATCTGCTGTTTCATTTCCTATATTCCTTTTATTATCAAACATAGCCCATTCACCAGAA